GTTTTGCAAAGATTTCTTTGCAATGTTCTATTATATTGATTTATTAGTTCTGTATGATTAGTCATTCTTGATTTCGTTTTGTTTATTTACACCTCACTGTATAAGTAGGTTATATGTTTGTCATAGATTTATGTACGTCGGAGGTTTTTAACCCGAGCGTCTCATCGATGAACAACGTAGGTCATTTAACGAATTTCATTAACACATTAATTTGTGTTGATTAGATTAGTAGTGAAAGCTTAGTTAATGCATATTGTAGTCAATTAGTTCTTTTCGGATTGACTATAGTTTAGCTTTAGCTTACCATAAATCGTTTGTCATATGTACAGATACTCAACAATCTGCGCTTACTTATTTTACAATGCTCAATTTATTGGACCGTTTTAGCGAATATTTTACTATATTAGAGTCCGTCCAATTTATTGTTCTCACTAATAAGTCATTTGATTTATTTAATTTGATACTTATAATACATTACACATAGTGTCTCTCCCATTTAGTTTAGGGAGAGAGGTGTGTAGTACATTATTTTGTGTGCCGTCAATACATTCCATTCGAATGGCATATAAGTATTATTTTATTTATTTCACTTGCAACACAACAGTGCAACCAACACTGTTTTTCACGTTTGCACAATAATTCATTATTTCTTTAGTAAATTAAGGAACTTACACGTAGTTTTTGTAGTAACCGCTCAGGACATTGAGATTGATTGGAGTAATGACCCAGTTAATCTTAGTGTACTCATGTTACCATTAATTACCTTAGTTTGTTTATTAACTTATTTAGAACGAGAAATTTTGAATTCATTGTCGTAAATCACCCCTGATCAAGCTGGACGACTTAAAACAAAACCAGTTTGGGATGAAGGGGCCGGGCGACCGCAGGTTTTCCTGCAGTCGCCCTATCACAGTGGAAGTTTAACCACTATAAACCAATAACCGCGTGGATTGAACGTCCGTTTCAGAATTTAGCAGAAGTGATGATGAGTCATGGAGCTACGCCTGATCCCGATTGATTCAATTTGGAGCACAATCAAAGGAAGAACCTTCCTTTGTCCTATCTTTGCGTAAAAGAGGAGTTTATACGGGTAACCAGTAATAGTCAAAAGGTGTTTGGACTATTCACGAGGGCTTACCAATTTACATTCTAAACATTATTCCATTTTGTTTGGGAGCGTCACCTGATAGAGAGGCAGACCCCATTAAATTAATTATAATTCAAAATGTCAGATTCACACAAAGATTCAGAATTTTTAGGATATAAAGCAACTGAGCCAAATACTCAGTTATTAGCAAATACTCAATTATTAAAGTCTATGCCATTGCATGCTCGAATACATGCTTTGTTAAAATTATTGATAGTTAATACAGAAGAACGTCGTGTATATGGCGAACTTCTTAACGCATCAATGGCAGAGATACATAAAATGAATCCGGAATTCCATACTCAATTGAAAGAGATTGAAAGGAACCGGAAAGATACGTCAGTAGAAACACTAAACTCGGTGATTCGTGAACATAACGAATTAGCGAGCGAAGTGGATTCTCTTAGAGTTCAGAATAATTTATTACAAGATTCCGTGATTAAAGCACAAACTGAACTTGAGATAGTGCGAAAGCAGAGAGATCATTTCTCTGCTACCGCACTTCCAACTTCTACTACGCATCCTCTTCAGATGTTTCCAACAGTTCCCCCTTATAGGCCACCTTATATCCCCAAGAGTTCTTTCTTGGATGGTATTAAGGCGACCTTTGGGACTATTACAACAGAACCAGCACCCGCACAACCTGTGCCGGTATCTGTTATTAACATTACTGAAGATAATTTAGACACCAAATTATTGGATCGTGTAGATCTCTCTGATGATTGTCGAATGTACATAGGAAATTTAATTTCTTGTGGATTTCGATTTATTCGTCAGAGACCCATTACGTCCAATCGGAAGGGCGACCTTAATCAATATTGTCAACAGAACAAACTACCAATTCCCGTTTACGAGAATTGTGTATTTGCGTCTGGTGCAATTTCGAGTTCAGTCACTAGTGTTAAGGTCAAATTAAAAGATGGTCAGACATTGTCTTTAGGGGCAGTGTCTGGCAATCGATCAGCTAATGAGCAATTGTTGGCTGACACTATATTAAGTTCATTGCCCTTCCAAAAGCAGTCAGGTAAAATTGATCATCATACCACACGTACTAGGCGGTCAAAGGAAAAACGTTATCAACAACAACAGAGAACCTTTGACGCAGCAAATCGAGAGCTAGGAATTAAGGAGAAGCATTCAGTAATGGATGCTGCTCTTTCTTTCGAAGATTTCTTTGATAGTCATGGATACGCGCCTAATCTAGTGAGACTTGTACCAGTTGACCTTATTCGTAAGGCCCTTCAACTGTACATTTCTGGCTACGGTTTGCTACACCTTCAGATGATAATACGTCTAAACAAGCAGCACTTGCATATGTTTGGAGACGAGATGCCAGCCTCAAAGCTGGTGTCTCGTAATGTTTCCGCCGAACCTGGTGCGAAACGTCGTAAAATTATTGTCCAATTGTGGCAAGATACTCTTGCGAAGAAACATGGTATTTCTCTGTATGGTTTTCAACCGCAATCGTCGAAGTCTAAGAAAGCTGAACCAGGCTTTCTGGATGAGACGGTTGCTTCAGCAATGAGGCATGCGATTGAAACCAACAAAGATCAATTTAAGGAGATAGGATCAAGTATGGCCGATGGATTACTTGATTCTGTCAAGTCAAAATTCACTGATATTATGTCGTCTGTTTCGACCAGTTTGGAGAAAGTTTTAGGATTTTCTCCAACTTGGATTAAAGCAGGCATCATTTTTGTCGTGGTTTGTGGCGTTCTTCTCACAGCATTTACTTTGTCTCAATTTATTCTTTTAGCGAGAACTATTTTTGAGATTAAGAGTATGCTTCAGCCTGAATTTGATTCTTGGCAACCCCAAGGATCAGAAGAAGAAGAGAAGAAAGCTGGCATATTTATGGTCGATTCGTTGGCCTATATTGTCGGCAGTCAGTCTGGGGTTTCGGTCTCGGACATGGTGAATTCGGTAAACAAGACATCACGCTTTATGGTCTCTTTGCAAAACATTGGGACCTTTCTTAAAACTTGTTGGCAAATCTTGCAGAAATGTATTGATTTTGTTTTCACCAAATTTACGGGATATCCATTCTTTGAGTCGTCAAAAGCTACCGAAGTGTTATTACGAGCATATGAAGATTTTTATGTGCAGATTACGACACTCGATGTTAATGCGATTCCCGGAGATAGGAGTATAGGGATTAATTTTGTTGCAGCTTACGCGAAATTGCAGGCCTCTTTCAAAGAAGTTGCTAAAACTTCTTTGGAACAGCCAGTAATATCACGTATGCAGCAGATTCTGTTATTAGGTTATCAGAAGATGCTGGAAGTTCAAACAAAATTAGGTACCCTTAAGGGACGACCTCAGCCAGTGTGGGTTAATTTCTTTGGAATACCAAAACAAGGAAAAACTCTCATAGCTCAGGCTTGCCCCTTTGCGTTAGCGTCTTGTTTAGGCAAGACTATTACTCAAGGACATATTCATACCAGAAATCAAGCCGATGATTTTTGGTCCGGTTATCATAACGGAACATTTGCGCTCATGTATGAGGATCTTTTCCAAAATACTGACACATTGTTACGTTGTAAAACCGCCAATGAATTGTTCATGGCTAGAAATATTGCATCTATGCCTATTAATATGGCGGATCTTTCATCAAAAGGAACCACTTTTATGGAAGCACCACTTATTATTAGTAGCATGAATGCAGATATTCGGAATTTAACCAACTTAGGCGTTATGTCTCCAGCAGCCCTCTTTAGGCGCGTTGACTTTAACGTTTTAGTTGAATTGAAGCCCGGTACTCAACCCAAAACAGGTTTAGCAGCACTAACATTTGAAGATACTAATGATATGGATTTTATTCTCGTTTCAGAAGAGAATGTTCCATCATCTGGACTTTATAATAGTGTTACTATGCCTCAGAAAAAGGGTGAGCGTCTTTCGTGGGCTGGTCTTATGGAGAAAATCTATTTAAAGCACCAAGCGAATCATGCTCAGTATTTGGGTAGTCTTAATCAGATTGATTGGAAATCTAAGTTCACTTTTATTCCTCCAACCAATCCGCCACCATTACCACCGCCAAATCCACCACCTCCCAATGTACCACCGTCACCACCGATGGGACCACCAGGAGGCAATTTTTCTAATTCTAGTAATACTTCAGTGTTATCTACTTCAACTCACACCGCAACGTCAACGATTACAACAACGACTTCCTCAACAGAGGTCACAACAACGACGTTAGGTGAGAATGAAAAGTATGATCAATATAAAAAGTCACTTACTACGGATTTTAAAGATGCGTGGAATTCACTTAGTGGGTTATTTACTCAGAAAATAGATTCTCTTAAGGTTCAACCGGTGTTACAACCAGTTGATCGTCAAGTTCCTGTCCCTTTGAGTGTAAAAACTCAAACAGAATTAGATATGAAATTTGATGATGAGAATCCATTTGCTTTAGATAAATATATACCACCTAGTTCGGCGCCTATGTATCCTCAAGGACCTAATTTGATACAAAAGGTTGCGATTGTTATTGACAGAACTATGCGTCCTGCTATTAATTATTTGCGATCTTGTGGCCAAAAACAATGTAAGCATCATGAAGGAATGTCGGTTCCAGCACAGGAGTTTTTCTACCGTGTCTGGGACTACTACAACCATCGTGTCATTTTAAATTATGATTGGACCCAAGTTAAACCTCTACCATGTATTTATACGTGGATAGATGAGGTTATGCTTTGGGCTCGAACTAATAATGAAACAGCTTTGTTGAAAATGATTAATTCATTTTACTATACGCACTGGAGTTCTCATTGTAAAATTGTTTATCCTAATGAAACAATGAATCCAGCGCATATGGTTTGGAACGATGTAGTGATAGTACCAAATGTCATTACACACGTTCCTCACAAAGTTGAATCAACAGCAACTCATGTATCACAAATTTTGGGTGTTCCTATTAAACAAATTCCTTGGTTACATTTTTCTAGCGGAATAGTTACAGATAGTTTCGCTACTAAATATGATCAAGAAGTTAGACGTAAGTTGAGTTGGGCTATGTTTGAAACCACAGAGTTGTGTAAAACACTTTATGAATTTCAACACCTAACTTATACCGATCGTGTTACAACACCAAAATATATGATACCATTAGTTATAAATATGTTAGCTAGAGATAAAATGCTTTCTGATCCTCAAAAAGACGCGGTTCGTGCGTTAATTATTGACGGAAAAAGTATTGATGCTTTAGAAGAACATATGGCTATGATTAATCAAGCAAGGTCTGGGTATAAAATTATTGGATGCTATGCCATAGTTGCCGCTCTTACAGCAGCTATCGCAGGTGTTTTTCTTAGTTTTGGATTTCAAGGTTATTTTTCAGGTCAATCTGCTAAGTATGAAAAGCAGAGAGATCAATTGAAACAATATGCCAAAGCTAAAAAGAACAACCGTGCAGCCAGTCGTTTTGTACCACAAGGACGAGAAACTGATTTACCAACCATGAGCGAAAATGATCCACAAGCTTCCGATCTTGGAAGAATAATTCTTACTAAAAATTTACGAATTGTGGAAATTGTTGATCCTGTGAAGGAAAGATCAGTTAATACTTGGATAACAATGATGAAAGGGAATATGGGAGTTGGTGTGTTACATGTTCTTGAAGATTTGCCTACAGCCAGTTATGCGAAGTTTTGGACAGGAGAAGGCGAGACTGAATTTATGAGAATACCTATTGTTTCCATTAAAAAGGAACCAGATAGGGATATTGCTATTTATACGTTCAAATTGCTAGATCCTGTTCGAGATATTACAAAACATCTTCGAGATAAACCGATTACAGATAAACTTAAAGGAATTGCACGATTATCTTATGATACTGGTCGAGATACCGTAACATTAGGTAATTATGTAGAACCATTTGGTGGAATTTCAGAATATGAAACCGGACAACGAGTTCGGGATGTTTTAAGAGTTAATGGTTTCCCCAATCAGGCTTCTGATTGTGGAAAACCATATCTTGTGTTTAATACACACGTAGACCGGAAATTGATTGGTATTCACATAGCTGGAAACGGATCGGATGCATTAGTTGCACCATTATACGCTTCTGACTTTGTGTCTGAACCAGATATTTGTATTAATGAGTCTGAGAAATTGTTTGTAAAACAAGGATTGGATTCAAAAATAAAAATTGATATTCCCGAGTTACGTGAACATCTTCCTAATATGAAACATGCTTATACATGTAATCGTTCACCACCTCAACCTATGCATACGGCATTGGAGAAAACTGTGATAACCACAGGTTGTTACGCTACTATAGACGAAAAAGTTTGTTGGTTACAGCCTCCTTGGCCTGTGACTGAGAAACCAGCTAAATTGCGTCCATTTGATACTGAAAATGGGCGGATTAATCCTCATGAAGTAGCGTATCGACACTTGAAGGGTCATACTACTCCTTTACCTCCACCAGAGTTAGATTTGCCCTCAATGTATGATGGGTGTTTTTCAAAGAACATCGATCATCATTGGGTACGAATGCTTACAATGGAAGAAGCGGTGTTTGGGGTTCCAGAACTCAATATACCGTCAATTGATATAACAACTTCACCTGGTTTTCCGTGGATTCTTGAAACGGTTAAACGAAAGAATTTGATTGATAAAGATAAGAGATGGATTCATCCAGATCTTATAAATGAAGTCAATTTTCTTGTAAGTGAAGCAGAAGCGGGTAGAGTAGTTCCTCATGTCACAGTTCATTGTTTAAAAGATGAGCCTCGTGATATTGAGAAATCGGATCTAGGCCAAACTAGAGCATTTCAAATCGGTTCACTACAACATTTGATATTTCATCGAATGAGTACCGGTTTTTGGGTTTTTCAAACAGAACATGATCAAGATTCTGATATCTCGGTCGGTTTGAATGTATATTCAACCGATTGGGACAAACATTATGCTGAAATTACTAAATTTGAAAAAGATCCTAAAAATGCCGAAGTTAAAGCTGAAGATTGCAGGGGTTGGGATTTACGATATCCTCCGTGGTTTGCTTTTTACGTTTGGATGATAGCTTGTATGGTTTACAACATCAAGCCGAAATCAAAGCATGGATTATGTTTCCTTGCTTCTGTTATTCAAACTTTCTATGGGTATGTTCTTATGCCCAATGGAAAATTGCACGCTGCGTTTTATATGAAGTCAGGAACTTTTTTGACTTCCTTCCTAAACTCTGTGTTTAACTCTGTCCGTGAGCGTTGTATGTTTTTACGACTCTGTATGCGACAAAATTTATTATTGAAATTTGATGATTACATATCTCAAAAGAAATTCGGAGATGACGGGTGTGCTGGAGTACATCCAGACATTCGACATTGGTATAATTGTAAAACAGTGGCAGCTATGGCAAAGCAAATGTTTAACCAAGAACACACCGCACCTAATAAGTCTCTTGACTTACCTACATTTTTTAAAATAAATGATGCGGATTATTTGTGTAGACGGTTTATACAAGATACGACTCCTGATGGAGGCGGTTATATCTTTGCTCAACTATCACTTAATTCAATTACTACAATGGTTCAATATGTTCATAAGCACGAATCAATGACTAAACATCAAATGATGCGTATCAATATGGACAATGCACTTCGAGAACTTGTCTATCATGGACGAGATTTGTATGAACAATACCAAAAAACATTTAATATATTTTTAAGAGCTGTTCATCAGCCTTTAATTAACACTACTTACGATGAAAATCGGAAAGTGATGATGTTATTTAAATTTGGTTAAATTAAATAGTAAATTTTAATAGGTGTCCGAAATGACCTTAAACTATTTTGCGGTTTCGGTAATTGAACCCTTAATCAGTTTCCTATGGGCTTTTGCATTTTGTGCCATTAAACAATTGCAGACCGTTTTAGAAATTGTACGTTAAACAATTCCTGAAGTCGTATGGGACTATAAGCTTAGACGTTTTACCGTGAACGTGTTTTCCTTGTGAATGAAATGGAGAACAATGTGCTGGTTTAATGCAATATTTTCACACTTCGGCGCTAGTAAGTTTGACCGCTTACTCCCATTGCCGCGAATTGGTCAGCTCAAACAACAACAACATCTCAACAAGTAGACATTAGTTTGTCTACTGAGACCGATCAAGCAATCGTCTCACAAGAACAGAATGTTCGCTTTGAAGATTCTGCAAGAGTAATCGAGCAGAGTTCTCATTTAACCCTAGAGCAACGTTGGTCCTCCGTAAATCCATATCCGGAAGATACACCAACAACGTTACTTGGGAGAGTAGTCCAATTACCGGACCTTGCATGGAATAACGCATGGGCCGGGACGGAAATCAAATTGCTCACCGCATTTTTAACAGTTTCGACTATTCATCAATCCATACTTGGCGTGTTCAATCAAGCTATGTATAGATTTTTGCAATGTGGTTTTAAAGTAACAATACGACTTAATAGTACACCTTTTCATCAAGGGTGTTTAGTCGTGAATTGGTGCCCAGATAACTACCAAACTGCTAATGTGCCGGGAGGGATGATAGGTTATGCAAGTATGCCTAATGCTATCTTATTGTCCGCATCCCAGCAAGATCAGTGTACACTAGATATTCCGTTTTTTCAACTTAATCCTCATTATGACTTAGCGTTCCCAGCTGAGTGGATCGACACGAGGATTAATATTAAAGTACTGAATCCACTTTTGACATCATCAGCTTCGGTTGTTGATACGGTTCCAGTTTCAGTCTTTATTCAGATGACTAATATTCACACTTATGGTATTTTGGATCCTGAGACCACTCTCAAAGATTTGCCATCAGTGAGGAAAACTAATTTCTTTCCTCAGTCATCAAAAAGTAAAGTAAATAAAGAGGGGCAGGCCCACGACAAAATAGGTGAGTCGGCTAAAGGAGTAGTTTCTTTGATTTCTCCAATTATCCGATCCATTCCTTTGGTGTCTGGTATACTTGATTTTGGTAAGAACATCTTTGCCAATTTAGATAAGCCTACATCTGACCAAGCAATCACTTTTGTGACATCTCGTTCCAATAGAGGTCACTCATGGTTGACGGGTACAGATTACTCAGAAAGTTTGTCTAGTTTTCCTGTATGCCAGGTTTCGAAGGACGTCAACATGAATTCGTCAGATATGAATGTTGTTGACTATTGTCAAACCCCAGCTTTATTTTATTCTACGTCGGTCGTAACGAAAGGAGTCGTTTTGAAAATTGCCGTACATCCTGCAGTATATTCTAGTACCTTCCGATTAGTTGATTACCCTGATTATTTAGCTTTTGCTACTGGGTTTTATCGATTTTATCGTGGTTCCATAAAGTATTTATTTCAGTTTGTTGGTACACCATTTTACTCCTGTCGTTTTAAGATCTCCGTTGTCCACTCCCTCTCGGTTCCCCCAGGAGGGACGGGAAATGGCAGCGGTTTCATGTCTAGGATCGTAGACGTGAAAGGGGATGCATGGACTTCCTTTGTAGTTCCTTACTTAGGTCGTCGTATGTGGTCTTATACTACTACTACAGCAGATTCAGTTCCTGATACGCCGTGGTTAGTTGTAGAAGCATTGACAGACGTTCAAGGTTCGTCCTTACCTGCAGATGCTACATACTATATTAATGTATGGAGAGCGGCTGGCCCTGATTATCAGTTAGCCATGCAAACATCTTGGAATGGTGCTCTTACACCATCTGCAGTGAGAAAAACAAACTTTAAACCTCAGTCAGCTTTATCACAAAAATGGAGTGAACCTTCAGAAGGAGTGAAGACTGGAAGTACTGGTGTTCGAGAAAGCGGTATATACATGGCAGATCAATCTACTACAATAACTGACATGTTTAAACGATATACACCGTGGACTCCACCAGCTTCCCCTCAGTCTTTTCCTACTGATTGGAACACTGCTGTTGTGCATTTAGCACCACTTCAACTTTTCTCTGGATCATTTTTATTTTGGAGGGGGTCAAGAAGATTGAAAGTGATATCTCAATCTATCTACGTCGCGGCCAAACACGTCAGCCAGACATCTAACGTTATGAATAACGCCTTAGCTAGCAGATCAGCATCTGAAGCACAAGTTCCTATACAAGTGCCATGGTATTGTACTGAATTATTTTATACAACCACAATTGCTCGATCTGACTATAATCCTGTGAATGCAAACACTCCTGTGGATGTAGTCTCAGACAATGGTTTTTCTAATGATGGATGGATAGCTGCCGGTGACGACTTTGCGTACTATTATTTAGTGCCACCCAATCCAAATGCTGTTCAGCCTACTTTCGTGGAATTCGTACGGAAGGAAGGAGATCCGATAGAACAGCAACCTCAAGCCAGTGAATCAAAGAAACTGGCCTCTGAGTTCAAAATTTGTAACGCGCGCAACTTTGAGCAGATCACGTAGAGGTCTGTGCGCTTAACGGCTTTAGCAATTTGAGCCTTATATCAATTGCTGACATAAATGAAAAATTGAATCATTAACAGGGATCGTTTAGCCCGAGCCAACACTTAACCAAATAGGGGTTGGATTTTTC